TGGGTTTGTTCTTCGACTTGCGGTCGAGACTAGGATCTACCTGTAGACCACATATAAGGTAGTCACACTGATCTTTGGCCTCTCTTAACATTGAGACATGTCCAGCATGTAACAAATCAAATGCTGAACATGTAAATCCTACTTTTTTCATAATTTCTTCACTTTTCGCTTGACAAAAGTTGCACCGAACTGTATAATAGAAGCACTCTTCTGCCAGTCAGTACATGTAAATTTAGTGCAAGGTTGGAAACGGTAAAACGTTACTGCCATCACTATCTTCAAACCCTTCGCTCTCTTGTTTATTACGTTTCACGTTCTCTTCCATTTGTTTCATAATCTTATCTAGATCGGCATCAGTTTTTTGTTCCATCTCCTCACGAAGATTCTCAACCTCCATTATAGAATACTGATACTGTTTCACCATGGCAGGGGCAGGAAAAGTTATGGCCACAACATGGATAGATTTTACCAAAATATAGACATCGGGGTCGTCTTGGTAAGTCATGAATGGACGAAAGGAATGAAAACGTTGTCGCTTTTCGTCTACGTCAGTATGTAGTCGCAATGCCCGTCTTACTACTAGATCGTAATCATTTTCTTCTAGGATCTCACATAGCACTTCCTCACCAGTAGTGAGTTTCATATGTTTCACGTCATACAGATCTATCTCATTACTCATCTTTCTTTCCTTTTAAGTTTATCGGATAAATCTTATACTTGAATCCTTCTTTAGTATAAATCTTGATTCTTTCCGCACTATGTTTTAACGTAAAATTTTTGTGTCCTTTAGTATGTAGGTCATCCGCAATGTCGTATAATTTTGTCGTTGCATTGTTATCTGACTTTCTCAATCCTCGTCCGATCGATTGAAGAACTTTGACCTGAGACTTGGAAGGACTAGCGAAAATGATATTATGCAAGTTCCGAATATTAATGCCAGTGCTAAAAGTTCCAAGACTTGCGACAATAATTGCATTCTTCTGTCCCTCTACTATTCCTCTAATCTGTTCACGATCAGTGGCATCTACTTCACCTGATACATAGAACACCTTCCGATCATCGTCTGCCACTTCTTTCACTTGATCATAAAGTAACTTGCCGTGTTTCTCTACAAACTGGAACAAGACTAATGTATTCCCTTCCTGAGATGTGGCAAGATTTGTGACGAACCGTAATCTATCGGGGTTAGTAACTATGTAGTCAATCTCTTCCTGATAAGATTTATCTGCCATCATTTCACAGATGTCATTATGGTAACGCAGTAACAGGACAGATATGTCCAGTTCTGCCAAGGTTTGACTTTCCATTAGTTTTACGGTGGTAGTCACCGTGAATGTGGGGCCGAATAAACCTTCCAGTACTAACTTGTTTGTCTCTGTACCATCTAGTGTACCAGTCGTACCCCATCTATAAGAGGCATTCACACACTTGTCCATCATGGTCGCAAGTGACTTTCGCCTTAAATAGATGTACCTCGTCACCAAACACACTGTCAAACTGTTCGAACCATTCGGCTCCAAATCTGTAGATAGACTGCCATGTAGAGACGATGATTCTTTTATCCGTTACCTTCTCCTTACCAGAGTAGATACGGTGTACATTATTCTGTACATCATAACCATAGTCTTCAAAGTCTTTGTACATCTGTTCTACTAGACTTGTTGTAGGAACAATAATAAGTGTCTTACCTTCGGTTCGTTCCTGAACCCATCGCATCAGATTATAGATGATGAAAGACTTACCTGACCCTGTTGGGGATAACAGTAACGCCCTCTTCTGTTCTATACCGTGGACGATCGCATCGTACTGATATCCACGTGGTTCGAATGGCGCACCATAGTCCTTGAGTTCTTTCATCAAAGATGGGTGGTCAACTTTATTCTTGACTTCGGGGTGACCGTACTGGTCGTTGTCCATTAACTGTAATGGGTAGAACCTGTCCGCACAGAATTTCTTCAGATGTTTGTATAGTCCAACAGGTAACGTCTTGGTCACCATGTTGTATAACTTTATCTTACCGTCCCACCGTCTTGCTTTAAACGCAGGCATGAAACGATAGCCAGGAACAAAGAACGAGAAATAGTCTCGTAGTTCCTGACTCTGATGTGCATTACAATCCACCATCAATAGTGAATGGTTCTGCAATCCTATGCGAATCTGATTATCCATTCAGTAACTTATTCAACTCAGTGTAACCACCTACGTAACACCACTTCTCATCTTCTACTACAAAGATCTGTGGCACGGTACGAAATTCTTTTTCAGCAATACCCTGTAGTCTATCCTGTTCTTCGGGTGCGACTTCGGTCAGACAACGATACTCGTAGTCCAACTCTTTTCTTTCCAATACCGCTTTCGCCTGTGTACAATACCCACAGACAGGTGTTCCTATTACAACATATTTCATTATGATCCTGCCTCAAATTGTTTCCATCTGATCATGTTACCGATCGTTTGGTGTCTCCAGTTAAGGTTATTTACTATTTCATTAAGTGTCTCAATTACGGTCTTTAGGTACGCAATCTTTTCTTCGCTACGTTGAATCTCTGGGTCAGATTCGTAGTAATGATCCATTTCGCCTTTGAGGATTTTTAGACCCCCGAACGGATCTGGTTCCCACCCTTTAGATTTAAGGGCGTTCTCATCCATCTTGCCATTGTAGTACAACCATTTGTCTTTCAACAAAATCTTCTGTACGTGTTCTGCACGTTTGAGTGACAACTTGGCTGTGGATAGGTATTGTAAATATTTTGCATGTAACATCGGTGTGTTACGAGACGTTTCGTCTAATTGATGTGTTGGGATTTGACAGTCTGTCTTCCACTCACTCAGTATCATTTCTAAATCTAGTTTCATAATTTAATCCTCACATTGTATATAGTCGCATAGTAACTCCCAATACTCTCTCGCATCATGGGGTACTACGTATGCCATTGTCATTCTCCAACAATCAGTGTATGCACTATGGTAACATAGATCACCGTCACCATAATTACCAAAGTATCCTGCTTTCGCACTCCACCCCTTTTTATCGGGCATAGTCACTATCTTGTCATTCTCTTTATCGTACCACTTGAACCAACCATCACCAGTTTCACTCCACGTAAATAGGATATTGTATGTCGTAGAGTTGGCGTTATTATGCCAATCAATAAAACCTTTGGGTGGGTATAACTGACTTAATGCGGATTTTTCGAACCCGACTTCTAGTCGCATATCCTGATCAACATCGTCATAATCTTTTTTGTACTGAGTGTCAGTACCACGATAGTGATCTGGTTTTATTGGATATGAGAAGGCGGCGCTAGGCGAACCATCGTGATCCTGACCCTTCTTCAAAACTTTTCTTAGGTATTCTTCTGATACGTACTCTTCCCCACGTCCAAGCAAGTCAGACAAAGGTTTATTGGTTTTGGTTATGTCATACTTATCACGATACAAATAACGAAACCTTTCTAATATATCAAGAACCCTTGGATTCTTCAACTCAATAAATTGCATACTATCTCAATTCAAATGACGAAAATCTAAACTCCACGTTGAATGTTAAGTACTGCACGGTAGACGTATTCGCCTGTAACTGTATAGAACTAATGTTCGTTGGTATACAGTCTTTATATAGTATCTGCGTATTTGCATTATTGTGACTACTTAATATACTCACCACAATATCCTGATACGGATTAAACTGTCCGTCTTGGTTAGTGGTCTGGTTAGAGTTTATTGTTCCTTCCAACCATTCTTGCATCTCTTTGTACGATGTCATATTCTCGTCAAGTATAATATCCAACGCAAGACTTCCGTAGGTTATCTTATCTCCCGCTAAAGGTATTGACGTAATACGTGGCGTACCTAATTCTAATGGAGAAACCGTACTGCCAGGATGTGTTACGCCCTGTGCGAAATACTCAAGGTTCGGGTAGTTTTGCCTACTAATTATAACACGAAACCCTGTGGGTTGCAAGTAGTTTTTGTTGTCGGTTAATGTTGCCATATAATAGTTCTCCTGTATCCTTCTATTTATACTCGTTATAAACCCTAAAATTAGGGGTTGACAAATC